CTGGGCCATTGACTCCGCTTAGTCTCTTTGTTAGAGAGACGTGCTCGTAAAGGAGCTCCACTCACTAGAGTGTGAGAACTGGTCTAGCGTCTAGTGGTACAAGACGCTAGGCCACGAGTCCAAGGCGGACAAGTGGCGTAGAACGACTTCTTCCTTGTGGACGTCGTAAGGCGCTTTGCTGCGCCCAAGCGGACGTTCTAACACGGGAGTTAGAGGTGCGAACGAGGAGAAGAGGGGGGTTAAGCCCCCTTCATTCGAAACTGCCGGGCCCAAGGCCTGAGCCAGGACAGCAGCACCAGAAACACTCCTTCCGGACAAAGAATCCCGGAAGGTACCCGCACAAGGTTCGAGGCGGTTGCTAAACCGCTTCGAGATCGAGTAATACACATGCCCTTCCCAGCCATCACCGCGTGAGCGGCAAGGCAAGGACTCCTCAAAGTTAACCTCAAAGTGGACACTGCCTTGGAAAGCAGGCCCGAGAGGTATACCTCTTGAGTAAGCCCTCTTGACTGAGGGGGCGACGGCATTAATCGACCTCCGCCATCGCCGGAGTAACCGTGACCAATAAATACTGGTGACCTTCTCGCGAAGATTCCATCGGTAGACTTGGTTGTGGAACAACACGACGTCTTCGACTGTGAGGATCTCACAGTCTAGATGAGGCGCTGTTATGTTTACACCGGCGTAGTAGTCCTCCCCACAAGACTCCCGAAAGAGCCCAGTGGAAAACGATTTCTCGTCGTTCACGATGAACCCAGCCCCGGAGAGGGCTGCTACCACAGAGTGGTAGTCGTGAGAGTGGACTACTAGATCATCACCGTAGGCAACGCAAAACCCGGAGACGGAGGCGGCGCACGCAAGAGCCCAAAACACAAGTGTTTCGAGCTCGAAAGTGAAACCGTTCCCCATCGAAGAGAACTTCGCGTTGTAGTCTACGGAGCTACTGTCGCTCCATAGAGTACTACGGCTCCGCAAGGAGTCCAAGAGTACATACCACGATTCGGGTAGTAACTCTCGGACTAGCTCCCTTGACAGAGTATCTGAAGCCATGGACAGATCGAGTGTCGCAAAGGTGCCAAACACCGAACCGGCCCAAGCCAGATCTTGATTCATGGTCTGATCGGTTAGGTTGAGACCCGCTTTGCGGCAGAGTCTCTCCCTAATATACACGCCAACAGATCTCTGTAGGCGTGTATTTATATGCGGTTCATAGCATATAAGACGATCAGTTTTCGCGTTCTTCGGTACGGTTATGGCAACATTGTGGTCGCATACCTGGAATGTGCTTCGCAGCACACAACAGGGTCCGTCGGCGTCAAGCGCCGCTTGTGCCCACAATGGCGAGGAATTCACAAGCGCGAACGCAAGTGAAAGAGCCCCGCCCGTACAGACCAGGTTTGCCTGGTACTTAAACGTTCCATGACGAAAGCGCGACGTAACCGAAGACGTTCGACCGGGAGTCCAGTCGATATCCCCAAAGACGTCGAGGAAGTCACGAGGCTCAGGGCAAGGTCCCAAAACCTCAGCAACAAGGCGGCCAGCGCGGTGAAGTACCGCGTTAAAGCCGTCCGGGATCATACCCGGGTGTTGCCGAAGTTGACGGAACCGAGCGTTGGTCCTCGAACAAAGCGCTTCCGCCCTGCGGCCCGCACTAAGGGCCACAGCCTCTCTGTCGATGTCCAAGCGGAGAAAATCCGCCTTCTTTAGCAGCTTAGTAGCCGCGTAGTCGCGACGAAGGGCGTCTATACCAAGCCAAGGCGGATGCCCTGGCCGAGTATAAGCGTCCATGTCGAGGGACAATGACAGGAGGTCGTTGTGGTCTCCAGAGGAATAGATCATCCAGACAGCCAAGGACCTGGGGGTGTTTAAACCCTCCAGATAGTCCAGAATCAGTCGAGATGTGGATATTCCAAAGAGCCGGGCAGGCTCTCGGAGGAGGCAGTTATGCCTCGGTTGGTGCTGTCGAGCTGACATGCATCATCCTTTGTTTTGCGACCAAGTAATGGGTCGCTGTCAACGATGGCAATCACAAAGATTGCCAGTGCCAAAAGGATCTGGTCCGCGCGCATGCGCATCCCCTTACGGGGTTACCAGACGCCTTCAGCGTTGTCGATGGCGGTGGTGAACTGACCCGAGATCAGCGCATTGCCCAGAAGGGTGCGCAGATCTTTCCGTTCCTGAACCAGACCCGAAGGCGGCAGGGTGAAGGTCACAGCAGCCTCATGGCTGCGAATGATCTCCGTCTTGCCGGTCGTCGAGTTGACAGCAGTAGTGGGAAGGATCAGCTTCATCTTGAAGACCGTCGTACCGTCCGCCTTGCGGCGGGCGTACGAGATGACGGCCTCCTCCATACCAAGCGGTTTCGCAACCGCAAGGTTCCGCCACGTGCCGACATCTTCGCCGCTTACGTTCTTCACCCCTTGCGGGGCAAAGACGTGGGCGACGGGGGTGACGGCAGCGTCGTTGACCGAGAAAGAAATTTGTGCAGGCATTGCACACTCCGATAGGCTTGCTAAAGGCCCGATAAGCGGTTGGGTGGAAGTGCCCCGAAAGGGGCACGGCTTTGCTCATTTACGCCCCGTAAAGGTGCGCATCAGAGCGATCGCGCTAGTCAGGCGCGAAGCCCCAAGATTGGGGTCGAGCGTTGGAAACGAAGCGAGCGGCAGCCCGCCCGAGAAAACTCTGCGGTCAACGTGAGTGTTGACACGTCGCGGCGAACCGCCGACGAGCGTTGCAGAGACACCAGGTTTATACGACCTCACAGACGTGACAGTCGAGGTAACCTCCTCGCGAGAGGAAATGGTGTAACCCGAGGGAAACTCGATGCCAACGCCAGCATCGAGCTGGCTGAAGTATCCGCCGACTGGAACAAACCAGTCGACGACAAAGCTCAGGGGAACCAGTTCCCAAGCTACTTCAGCCGGATTTAGGAGGCCTAAACGCCCAAACCTCTCAAGAGCGGTTTGAGCGATACGCCACTCGAAGCAGATACGACGATTAGCGACAGACTGATGAAGTCGAGTCACTTCCACAAGGCCGAAGGGGTCTGCGATGCTACTTACTTGTATAACCTCTTCAGACGATCTCTCGCTTTTGAGGTTACGCTTGAAAGTTTGCATCACAGGCCTTTGCCCGTAGTCGTATATCAGCTGATCGAGAGCGAGGGTCGCAGTACGGACATCACTGATGGCAGGAAGCCACCCGTACTTGAACTCGAGCCATAAACTGGCAGGAGTCTGACCCCGAGGTGAGACGGGTGGCGCGCCCCATAGCTGCTTGAGAGCATTGACGTTTCCCTTGCGACAAAATCGCAAGGTAGACACAATCTTCTCTGCAGTGTTGCGCACCATGGTAAACGTCTTACCGGCCTCGGCGGCAAACACGGCGGATTGCCATGTTCGACGCCTGTCCTTAAGCTTTAGGCGAGCATCCATGATAATATCATTATCAGAAAATGCAGCCAAAGAGCCATTACGGATAATTGAGTCAAGACCCCCCCCAACGCCATAAGCGGAAAGGGGACCGGACTCACTAACCATAGAGTAGGTCGTGCCCGAGAAATCGTTCACGCCACCCTGGACAGGTTCAGAACCAAGAAAGAGAAGTGGACCATCATCAAGCTCAGAAGTATAGAGCTCGAAGGGTTGAGGAGGAATCCTCGCTCCACTATTCTTCAAAGTACGGTACGACGGGGTCACACCCCACGTCTTCTCCGCTTGAGTTTCCCAGGTATCAGGTCCCATGATGACGGTAGTGGTACTACCGAAACCGGGGGGCTGATACTGAGGGTTATCAGGGGAGACCGTGCCGCCAGTCCACCACGAAGAGGTCTTTCGAACTCTCGAAGTTTTCAGCGGCTTAGATGAAGTTTTGAACGGCATGGTGACAAATCCATGAGTCTGGGCAGGCTGCCCAGACGAACCGATCAAGGCATTTGAAGGCCTAGGAGCGCGTCTTGGACGCGCGTGTGATGCTGGTCCCCTTACGGGGACCA